TTGGGAACCGCAGCCTGACGAAGCTTTCAATTCAAGACCTGATGAAGTGGCGCGACTACTACAGACAAGAGGTTGCTAAAGAAAATCAGCAAGCTAGAGCAAGAGCAGGCAAACGTCCTGGCAATCTGGTGAAGGTTGAGTTCAGGAGGGCAGGATGATCCAAGAGGCTATGTGGTGGCTAACGGATAGAGTCCACAGACAAGCACCAGAAAACCCAAGCCCAAAGCAGAAGAAGCGTCGATATGATGGCGCGGCTGGTTCGAGATTCCTGGCGGATTTTGTCGGTTCAACGACCAGCTCAGACGCAGAACTTCAATATTCGCTTCGCAGACTTCGAGACAGAGCCAGAGAACTTTGCCGAAATGACGATTACGCCAGACGTTACCTGCAACTCATGTCAAGCAATGTAGTTGGCGAGCATGGCTTTACACTGCAAAGCAGAGCCAGAAATCTCAATGAGCCGAATGTTGGACAGTTAGATGCTGCTGGCAATGAAATCATTGAAAGAGCATTTCGACGTTGGGGCAAATCCTGTTCAGCAAATCAGCGTCAGTCTTGGCTAGATATTCAGCGATTGGTCATTCAAGGTCTTTGTCGAGACGGTGAAATCCTGATTCGTTTTGTTCGTGGCAAACGTTGGCGTGACGGACTCGCTCTGCAAGTGCTAGAGCCGGATTACCTCGACGAAGAATATTTCACCACAGAGCCAAGAGGCCGCAGAGTGGTGATGGGCGTTGAGTTGGACGAGTTCGACGCACCGCAAGCCTACTACTTAAAATTAGGTCAAGGCCATCCGTTCGATACGTTCGGGCAGAGAAGAAGCGACAAGCGGACAAGAGTTCCGGCTGAAGACATCCTGCACATTTACCTACCAGACCGAGCACAACAGACCAGAGGCGTCAGTTGGTTTGCTTCAGCAATGACCAGAATGCGGATTCTCTCAGGTTATGAAGAAGCAGAACTGATTGCTGCTCGTACATCAGCAGCAAAAATGGGTTTTTTGGTTTCAGCAGACGGTGAAGGCTTCATTGGTGACGAAAGCGCAGACGGCAATCAAATCATGTCTGGCGAGCCTGGTTCAATTCAGCAGCTTCCGGCTGGAATGACCTTTCAAGAGTGGAATCCTAGCCATCCAACTTCAGCATATGCCGAATTTCATAAAGGTGTGCTTCGCGGAATCGCTTCCGGCTTGGGCATTTCTTACACCAGCCTGTCAAACAACCTCGAAGGCGTCAGCTATTCATCCATCCGGCAAGGCGCACTCGAAGAACGCGATTTATACCGTCAGATTCAAAGCTTTTTGATTCAGCACCTCTGCGAACCTGTTGCTCAAGAGTGGCTGAAAATGTCGATGACTTCCGGCTCAATCCCCATTCCGATTACCAGATACGACAAGTTTTCCAACACCTTGGAATTCAGAGGCAGAGGTTTCAGTTGGGTGGACCCAGCAAAAGAGATCAGAGCAGAAGTCGAAGCAGTGAGAAATGGCTTCAAGTCATTGAATGACGTTGCCAGACAATACGGACGTGACGTTGAAGAAGTATTCCAGCAAATGCAGAACGACAAGGCAATGGCGGAACGCTACGGAATCAGCCTAGCCTTTGAGCCTTTGGGCTCGCCTCATGGCCCGATTGAGCCAGAGGTTGAGTAATGTCAGAAAACCACAAGCCCACCAGTGGCATGGTCGAGGAAGCCAACCGAGGTTTGGATTGGAGACGAGAATTTGGCAGAGGCGGAACGTCTGTAGGTATCGCTCGCGCCAGAGACATCAGCAACGGCAAGAGCCTGCCACTGGCAACCGTGAAGAGAATGAAGTCTTTTTTTGCTCGCCATGAAGTAGATAAAAAAGCCGAAGGATTCAGACCAGGCGAAAAAGGTTATCCAAGTAATGGCAGAATTGCTTGGGCTTTGTGGGGTGGGGATGCTGGCAAAAGTTGGTCAGAAAAAATCGTGAATCAAAGCGAGAGAGTTATGGATTTAACTAGCATGACTGAGCGGCATGTCATTGACGTCGAAGAAACGCAAGACGAGTACATTGTGGCGTTTGCCAAAGCGGAACAAGTCGCAGAAGAGCCGGAAGAAAGAGAAGTTGAACAAGTCGAAACCAGAGACTTACCAGTTCAAACGCAATACCGAACCGGAAGCGTTCGGATGATGGACGAAGAACACGACCGTCGAGTGATGATGAGCATATCTTCAACGAATCCGGTTGAACGTGAATTCGGCTATGAAGTTCTCGAACACAATGCTGGAAGTGTGGATATGGAATTCATGTCTTCAGGCAAAGCACCTCTGTTGTTGGACCATGACGCCAGACAGCAGATTGGAGTGGTTGAAAAGGCGTATATGGACAACGACAAGCTTCGCGCACAAGTAAGGTTCAGCAAAAACGCAATGGCGGAAGAAGTCTATCGTGACGTAGTCGATGGCATCCGTGGCAACGTTTCGATTGGCTACCAGATTCAAGCAATGAACAAAGACGAGAACGGCTACAAAGATAAGCCGCTTTATCGGGTGAGTTCCTTCAAACCATTGGAGGTTTCAATGGTTTCCATACCTGCCGATTCTTCTGTTGGAGTGGGCAGAGCATACAAGCCGGAAGCTTCCGGTGATGATAACAACTCAGCAATCAAAGGAGAACCTATGCAAGCTGAAGTAGTTAAAGAGCCGGAAGTTCAAGTACGGCAAGAAGACCAACTGAAAGAGTACCGCAACCAAGCTTCTCAGATTCTCGAACTGGGCAAGCGGCACAACGAGTATGACCTAGCCTTTCGCGCACTTCAGGAAGAGCAAAGCCTAGCTGAATTCCAAGCCATGCTTTTAGAGAAGAAGACTTCCAAGCCAATCGACTTCTCAGTTGACGCGACACCAAAGGAAAAGCGCAACTACAGCTTGGTAAGAGCCATTCAAGCCGCAGATGCAAAGGATTGGAGCAAAGCTGGATTTGAACTCGAAGTTTCTAAAGAACTGGCAAAGAAGCAAAGCCGACAACCAAAAGGCTTCTTTGTTCCTGACTTTGGCTGGCAGACTCGAACGGTATCAACCGCAGCCGGAGCAACTTTTGGCGCAGGTTCTAACATTGTCCCAGAGGACTACAGAGGTGATCGCTTTATCGACGCCTTGATTTCAACCTCAATTCTTGGGCAAGTGGGCGCAACCGTACTGAACGGACTGCAAGGCAACGTGGCGATTCCCAAAATCAGCACCAGCACCGCAGCGGCATTCATTGCAGAAGGCGGTTCAGTTGGAAACAACGAGCCTGACTTTGCTCAAGTCACCATGACGCCAAAGCTTTTGGCGAACAAGGTTGCTGTGACTCGCGAGTTGATGATTCAGTCTGACCCAAGTGTGGAGCAGTTGATTCGTAACAACATGGTCCGAATCTTCAGCGCCAAAATTGACAACGTTGCTCTCAAAGGTGGTGGTGCAAACGAACCGACCGGAATCCTTGGAACTTCTGGAATCGGTGACGTTTCTTCCGGTGGAACCAGCGGCAACGCCAATCTGACGTATGGCAATGTCGTTGATATTATGACCGAAGTCAGCCAGGACAACGCTCTGCTTGGCAATTTGCGTTGGGTAACTCATCCGGCAGTTGTCGGCAAGCTGATGCAAACCTTGGTGGCTGCCAGCACTGACTCGCGGATGATTATGCCAACACCAGATTCGATGCTTGGCTATCCGGTAGTGCAGACCACGCAAGCACCAAGTTCCTCGCCTTACTCCCTAATTTTCGGGAACTTTAGCGATCTGTACATTGGCTTCTTCTCAGCACTGGATGTGCTGGTTGACCCATACGGTTCAGCAGGAACAGCCACAACAAATTTATATTTTTATCAAGATATGGATATTGCGGTTGCTCATGCTGAAAGCTTCGCGGCAGCACAGGATGTGACCGTTGCCTGAGTGTATCAGCTAGACGAGCTACAAGGTTGGGGTAAAGCTCGACCTTGTATCTTACTTTGTGGCGGACCTTCTGCGCCTTCAGACCTAGCGAAAGCCAAGGCGCAGATTGGTTCAAAAGCTTACGACTTAGCCGGAGTTAATAATCACGGCTTACTTTTTCTTGGCGAGCTGGCTTGGTGTTACGCGCATGACGTGAGGATGGTCAAACACCTTCAAGAATACGAAACGCCAGCAATTGTGCACCACGAACCAAAGAATTTAAGAGACAAAGACATTCACGGTGGAATTGTCCCATTTATACGCTTGTCAGGACCAGAAGCACTCTGGACAGCAGATTATTTGGGCTACTCAGAAATTCATGTTTGCGGTGTCGATTTCTACACAGGGCCGCGCAGATACTGGCATCAGTGGGATTTAGACAAAAAGCCAACAAGAGTTCAGGAAGACCAGCAAGGTAAATGGATCGAAGCACGGGACCAGTTGCAAAATCCTGGGCGAATCGTGACCTACAACGAACGACTTCAGAAGATATTCGTATGAAGATTCAAATTATCCGCGGAACCGTTGCCAATGGTGGACCTGTTCGAGTTGGACAGGTAATTAGCGTTGACCCAAAAGAAGCCAATCAACTGATTGGCATGGGCAAGGCTGTTGTTTACGAAAACAGAGCCAAAGGCTTAGACGAAGCAGAAGCACCACCTGTGACCACTCGAACCACAAAAACAGCACGAAAGCCTAAAGCCAAATGAGCGTTGAGACTGCTGCTGATCGAACTGCCATGCTCGCAGACTACGGAACCACTGTGACAAAGGCGGACGCAACCACCTTCACAGGCATTTTTGACAATGACTTTCTTGCAGTGGATTTAGACGAAAGCGAAGTGGAAAGCACAGAGCCAACACTGTTGGCAAGAACCGCTGACGTTTCCAGCCTAGCGCATGGCGACACACTGACGATTTCGGCAGTCAGCTACACGGTTCGAGGGATTCAGCCGGACGGAACAGGCATGACTCAGATTATGTTGAGCGTTTAAATGGCGCATAAACGAGCGCAAATCAAAGCAAGAATCCAAACGGTTCTGACCGGATTGTCAACCACTGGCTTGAATGTCTTTCTCTCAAGAACTTATCCAATCGCAACCAGTGATTTGCCTGGGCTGCTGATTTACGCAAATTCTGAAAGCATTGAACGCTTAGAGATTGGCATTCAGAACCGTCAGCAACGAACACTTGATTTGTCCATTGAAGCCATTGCCAAAGGCAACACCGCAGAAAGCACTTTGGACACAATCACGGTTGAAGTTGAAGAAGCAATGGCAAACGACCAGACACTCAATGGGCTGGCAATAGATTCGGCAATCACTGACACGCAGATTCGGCAAGCGTCTGCTGAAAGTGAGTTTTTTATCGCAACTATGCGATACACCGTTCTGTATCGCACGATTGACAACGATGTTGAATAAAGGAGAAGAACAATGGCGATTCCAGATCGGTATCTACGACTAAGAAGTAGTCAACCGTACATTACCACTGAAAGCACTGCTGGCTCTTATGTCGCAGTTTCCGCTTCTGACGGATTTACAACCACTGAACCTTTGGCGCTCAGTCAGACGTTCAACACAAGCGACATTTCCGAAGTCGGCACAAGACTTCTTCAGAACAGAAGTTTTGTAAATTATGCCGAAAGAGCAACCTTTGATATTCCGTTTCTGGTCAAGCCTTCAGCTTCAGCCGGAACTGAACCAGCAGAAGATACACTTTTGACCAAGACCTTTGGAACTAAGACGGTTTCGGGTGGAACATCAGTCACATATAGCTTCAGCCGAGTCAGCGACACGTTTCAGGTGGCGCAGTTGGTCGATACTTATAAATTGTATGTGGCGAACGGAACCGTTGTCGAAGGTTTCAGCGTTGACATTACGCGAGACGGTGTTTTTACCATGAACGCAAACTGTCGAGCTTCTCGAATCCGCTACTCTGGACCAGTGAACGCAACAGGCACAGACGTTTCTGTTACCGATTCCTCGCCTGCAACCGTCACCTTAGATCCTGCCTCAAACGCAGT